ATGGCAGCACCAACAAAAGACGGCAAAGTATGGCGCCACAGGGTAATGGTCGCCGGAACACGTTTCAGCGGGACATTCGACACGAAGGCGGCTGCCTTGGCCTGGGAGGCTGAGCAGCGAATCAATGCTGGCGGCAAAAAAGCAGTGGTCAATACGAAGACCTGCGCCGATGCTTTCCGCAAGTACGAGCTTGAGGTATCGAAGTTGAAGCGAGGCCACAGATGGGAGGCGTTCCGCCTGGCGTTCTTTGCAGAGATGCCGCTCGGCTCCGTCAGGATGTGTGATTTGGATGCTACTCATATTGCTGCTTGGCGCGATGAACGGCTGCTATCTGTCCAGGGCGGTTCGGTAACCCGAGAAATGAACCTGCTGTCGCACGTATTTTCCGTCGCTCGTAAGGAGTGGAAATGGATATCGGCCAGTCCTACGGCCGACGTCGCGCGGCCAAAGGCAAAGCCGCCCCGAGATCGCCTTATTAGCTCCGAGGAGATCAAAAAGATTTGTATCGCTCTTGGTTGGGATCACCAGGCGGCCGGTGTGGTCCCGAAGACCAAGCAGCAGCGCATCGCCATAGCTTTCCTGTTCGCCATTGAAACTGCGATGCGTGCTGGGGAAATATGCTCGTTGCAGGCGGAAGATGTGAATGGTCGCGTGGCGCGGCTGCGGATGACGAAAAACGGATTGCCTCGCGATGTGGCCTTGTCGCCGCGTGCGGTGGAGTTGTGGGCTATGGTGCCAGAGGGGTTCGACTTGACGCCGGCGTCGCTCGATGCCATGTTCCGCAGGGCGCGCGATACGACTGGCATTAAGGGTTTGACATTCCATGATACGCGCCATGAAGCAATCACCAGGCTTGCTGGCAAACTTACCGTGCTGGACCTAGCGCGGATGGTGGGGCATCAGGATATTCGGCAGTTGCAAACCTACTACAATGCAACTGCCGACGATATTGCGGCAAGGTTAACCTAACGGAGTGGCATGACAGGTGCGGCATTAGCCGCTACGCCACATGGCTTTCAGTCCACTTGATTACTTCCCGCGCCTTGTACAGTGCTTGCGCGCGCCCTGGTGTTGGGAGTCGAATCGGACGGGGGAACGACGGTAGGCACACGATATCGTCGCGCACGGTGTCTACGGATCGCTTTAGATATGCGGCGATGTTCTTGGTGTCCCATAAGTCAACCTCGACAGGTAGCGGTGGTGGTAGTGGCTTGGACAGGCGCTCAAGCAGCTTCACCAGCATTTCTTCGGTACTCATACTTTTCCTTTCGTGTTCTCTACAAGTGATGCAGTTCTGATTTGCGCAACATATTTAATAAGCATGATTCGATACTGCCCGATTGACTCGCAACTATGCATAGGGCGTTCCGCAGTCATAGCTGGTACTCCAGGGCGCCGGTTGTACTCTTGATGGCCTCGATGGCCTCCAGTGGCACGGCGCGGAACATGCCGGCCCACTGGTGGTCCAGCTCCACCCAGGCGTGCAGCTCGCCATTGCCCACGTCGCGGCGCAGGTCGCTTACGGTGCCTGCCTGGTAGCCTTCGTCGGTATCGAAGGTCACTCGGTCGCCAATTGAGACCGGCTGAGAAAATTCAGGTGTTTGCATGGGTATCACTCCTTTTTATATTTGCGTTGCAGATGCGCCAAATGCGCGCTTGGCGCGCCTGGCTGCCGTTTTTTGTGGTGCAGATAGATGGCTTCGGTATCAATCCGGGCGCATGGCGCGCCCTCCCTATCAAAACTCCGTCCAACATAGAAGGACGGAGCAAAATTTATATTTTTCCCGATCGGATTTTCGATCGGATTTTTATTGGCCCATGCCGGGCGCGAACAGTTATTTACACCAGTCCGAGGAACGGCAAGGGCCACCCCGGCCCGGTCTATCGTCCAGCGGTAGCGGGTGGACTCATAGACCGCATGCGGCTGTGCCGCCAGATACACGCCTACCGGCCTGTGCACCTCCACCTGCTCATAGCGCCCTTCGACGCCCTCTACCCGCTTGGCAATCTGTATCGCGGCCTTGCGGCCTACGGTAGGCCCGCCCATGGCTCGGATGAAGCGGGCGAAGTCGGCGCGCTGGGCGATGGCCGGATTGTCGGACTCTACTTTCTGCGCGGCCTGGTAGGCTTCACGGATAGGCTCAGGCGCATTGCGCACCGACTCCTCCGACAGGCGGCGGAACTCGCGCCACACGCCCACCGGCACGCCGCCGATCTGCTGGAACTGGCGAATGCCCCACACCTGCGACCAGTACGTGACGCGCTGGGAGGCGGTGAATTCCATATTGCCGAACATATCGGGCGCGATGACGTAGGTTCTGCCGTCTTCGAATACCTTGTGATCCCCCACCCCGGAGCCGTCGATGTTCTTGCTGACGTATTTGGCGATATAGCCCGCCGCCGTGCCTTTTCCGGCCTCGATCCTCACCAGCTTGACGCGGTTTTTGATGGCGCCCGGCTCGTCACGGTCTTCATGCATAGCGTAGGCGCTTATCACGCATTCCATCGCGGTCTGGTGCTCAGGCGCGACGAACAGCAGCATGTGCCAGTGCGGGCATCCGTCCGTGTGCGGCTCAGCAATTCGGAAGCCGTAGGGCCGGATACCGCGACGGTGCAGCGATGACCGGATACGCTTCCATACGTCCGCCAGATAGGTCTGCGCCGCGCGCGGCGTCGGGCTGCCGAATTCCGTGTACTTTGCGTTCGTGCCGCCCACCGAGTGGTATTTGCTGGGACAAGTGACCGTCCAGAACATGCCGACGTGGCGCATCTTGTCAGCCACTTCTTCGAAGCCGCGTATGCGCAGCATCAATTCGCCTCGGCGCAGGGTTTTATTGCCCATGCCTAGCGCGGCCAGTTCGGCCAGACTGTAGACGTCGCCGTGCTCGTTGGTGGCCGTGACGGCTGCCAGTGCCTTCTGGTTTGCCTCGTTTTGCGCCGCTTGTGCCAGGCACGTTTCACGGCTTACATACGGGTCAGCGCGTACGTAGGTCAGGCCCAGCTGGATCGACGTGTGCTCAAAGCGACGCATCAATTCCTTGCGCAGTGCGCGGCGCCACCATGCGTGGTCTGCTGCGCGCGCGATGTAGCCGCCTATCGTCTTCTTATCGTCAGGCGGCAGCACGCCGCGCCTGGCGCATATCACATCAATTGCGGCCTTGATGGCGTGCTCATCATGCAGGCGCGCACAGACCTCGTAGCACTCGCGGGCGGCCTGCAAGGCGGCCACAGATATTGCACCTGGCCCGGTCATGGCGCCATTGCTGTCGGCCAGCGGCAGGCGCTGATCGTCGGCCAGCACGGCATCGACTACGCGCTGGCGCGGCACGTTCAAGCCGCCGAACATGCTCTGCACGGCGGCGGCCATGCGTGACGGTATGCCCATGGAAAGCATCAATGCACCTTCCCACTTGTCTCAGGCATGCGCCCGCCATTCATACATTTCTTGACCACACTGAGATTGCCTTGTAGCTTGTCCAGTTCGACCCAGATGCGGCCGCGCTCCAATGCATTGAATTTATTTAGGGCGTCGCGTGCACGCTCTTTTGGCATGCGCGCCGACATGACGGCTACCATGCGAGCGGCCAGCGGTACACGCGTCCAGTAGGCGGCGCGGAAAGCCTCGACATCTGCCGGTGTGGAGATCATCGCCAGCACAGCCGCAGAGCGTTCCATGCGCTGTTCGCGTGGTGTTGCATTGATCTGCGCGGACACAGCGTCCATTTCGGCCAGAAACGCCCTGGTTTCCAGCTCTTGTTTGGTTAGTGTCGGGCCGGCGACGGCTGCGACGGCTGCCAATTCATTGGCTATGCTGCGCATTTTCAACTCCCGATCCAACCAAATGCTGCCATCAACACAGGCGCGAACATGACAAGCCCGGCCATCAGGCCGCTGCAGAAGGTTTTCAGATTCTCTTTCATTAACTTCCTCTTTTTGGGTTTGAACGGGTTCAACACACTCAAAACCTTGTCGCGCGCGGCCAGAATCTCGGCGGCAGGCTGGAAGGACAGGTGATTGTCGATAAGGGACGCCGGCATGGTTCAGTCCTTGATGGCGCCGATGGCTCGCAGCACGTCAGGGGTAATGACGATCAGGAGCGACAGCAGCCAGACGCCGCAGGTTTTGGTCAGGCGCAGCATCAGCGTGTCCCTGCCTTGAGAAAATGTTCTGCCCAGTACGGGAGCGTGTGCGATGCGCCGCAGCAGTGCCGGGAACCCGCTTCAGTGGCGAAAATGTAGTTCACCTCGATGGGTAGCTTGCCGACCAGGGCGCGTTGCTTGGCTGGCGCGAAAAAGCCGTCACGCTCCAGTGCCTGCGCATCGCTGACGATGAAGGTCAGATTGGCGGCGCCGTAGGCGTGATAGGTCTTGGCAATCTCATGGATGTGTGCGGTCAGCGCCGCGATGCTGATGCCCGCGCTGGCTTGCAGCAGAAAACACGTCGGTGCCACGGGGACAATACAATTTTGCAAGGTCGGGCGGATCGTGCTTGATGCCATGGATGCGCCGGCATGGCTGGTGGCGTGCAGCGTGTTTTCCATCGGTTTTCCTTATTTCAGGTTGAACGAATCCCGCACGCTCAAAAGGGAGCGCAGCAGGGCACAGCAAAACAGGGGGAGTTACACCGGCCGGGTTACGGCGGCGCGAGGATCGGGATAGTCATCAGCAGCCCGCTGTCAGGTCCAGGGCGAGCTGGCTGGTGGCCGCCGCACGCGCATGCTGGGACATCGGGATGCGGATATCCGGCTTCGGCATGGCGGACAGCGAGAGGGTGCGCAGAACTTCCAGGCCTGCCACGAAAGAGTGCCCGCAGTCAGGGTTCTGGCACATGTAGGTGATTTCCTTGAACATGGCGGACATCGTGCGGCTTTTGACAGCGCGGACGGTGTATTCGCAATGCGGGCAGGGCAGGCCGATGACTCTCATTTCAGCTTTCTTTCCACTTGGTACAGGGCGCGACCGCGACCTGTCATGTTTTTCGACTGTATGCGTAAGCGCGACTTGACGAGCCATTCAGCCGCCTGATCGATACTTGCCAGCCCCTGGCGCTGGCGCACGAGTTCCAGCACCGCGCGCTCTTCGTCATTGAGGTGAATTTGATGGTCTGGCATTTTCTGTAACTTTAGAGTTGCTCAAAAGTGACTCGGTTTAAACGCTGCGACGCTGTACGCTGTCGATGGTGGCGTCATCCAGGGCGATCACGGCCAAGGCTTCACGCATCACGATCTGGCGCACTAGTACCGCAAGCTCTTCGCCCTGGTAGTTGGCGATCGAGGAAACGAGCTGGTGCTCGTAATCGTCCAGGCGCAGCATGACGCGGTGGCTGCGGATACGTTTTGCATCGGGGTACATGACGTGGTCCTTAGTGGGTGGGTTTGGATGCGAGTTCACGCTTGTAGTCGGCGAGGCCGCGCAGGATCAGGAAGCGGAGAAACCAGGCACGGGATCGTTGCTGCTCTGATGCGAAGGTTTCAACTTCCTGCACTTCGTCAGGTGCCAGGCGGACGCCCAAAGGCTGCGACGTAGCGCCCTTGGTAATGCGTCCGGTTTTGGATACGTTTTTCATAATGTTATGATGTGTAATCGCTACAGGATGGCGTAACTATAGTATGTTAAAACATACTTGTCAATATATATGTATGGATAAAAATATTTTTGGTGATAGATTAAGGCAGGAGCGAACACGCCTGGGCCTTACACAAGAAGCGTTCGCGGCAATTGGTGGCGTGAAAAAACTCGCTCAGATTAACTATGAGCAAGGAAAGACCTTGCCCGATGCAGGCTACTTGGTTGCATTGGCCGGGATAGGAGTCGACATCTCATATGTGATGCTCGGAGTGCCAGCCAGCAACTCCTTGACTGATGATGAAAATGAGTTGCTAGTGGGCTATCGGCGCCTGGATTTGCGCGGAAAAGCACGAGTGCTGGGTGTTGTAGAGGGAATTGCTGAGCCAGCTGTTACGTCTCCGTCCAGATCAGTCGAACGCAATACTCAAATGGTTTTTCATGGCAAGGTTGGCCAGCAAATTCATGGGGATATTACGGCTCCCCAAACGATCAATGTTGGGCGCAAAAAAAAATCACCGACGTAAATCGTGGAGGAATGGGCGCTTTTCGTTCCTAAAAAGTGCCAGAAAATGGAAGGTTGCCGCTCTCGCCCCATTGCTCTTTGCCTGCTGCTTGCCGCAATACAGATGTGAAATGATGGCTACGGTTGCCAGCAGCTTCATTAGAAATTCTTGCTATTACGATGGGAAAGCCTACACGGTCGGTATCGTCATCGAGACGGCGCAAGGTATCAAGTGCGAGTGTGTCACCGCTGCTGCTGATGGTTTTCCGATATGGGTGAGTGGGAACTGGAGTTAACTACATTCGCTACGGCAGATAAAATCGCGAGGCATATATAATCTTCCGAGCGGGAGGCGTGCCGGATAGACTTATTGTCGCCACAACACCCACGCAGCGAAGCGACAGACAACGCGCTGCACAATAGCATGGTTTTTAGTCGGTGTAATGCCCCCGTCAGCGAGATTTAGAATAAAAATTTGAATTGAGGTAGATGCTTGGAGGCAGTTCCGGCAGCGCGCAAAAATGGAGAATTTCCGAAGCTGCCGCAAATATTTTGATATATACCATTGGGAACAATGATCCGCATTGGATGAATAATGAGAAAAACATCTGCCTGGTATGAGTTCCAAGAAGAGATAAAAGAACACTTCATCTCTATCGGTGCTGATGCTAATACTAATGTGAGAGTTGATGGGGTGAGGACATCCCATGATATTGACGTGTTTGTTAAAACCAAGTTCCTAGGTGAAGACATGGTTTGGCTGGTTGAAGCAAAGTACTGGAAGACCAAGGTGAGCAAAGCTTCTGTCCTCGCATTTAGATCTATCGTTGAGGATGTTGGAGCAGATCGAGGGTTTATGGTATCTAGCTCAGGTTTTCAGCGAGGCGCAGTAGAGGCTGCACAAAATACCTGTGTAAAGTTGAAAAGCCTCGGAGAGATGAAGATAGAGACAAAAGGAATGGTCGAGGGTGAGATCATAAAAACCTATTTGAAAAGGTTGACGCTTATTGAAGATCGATATTGGTCTCATTCAAAAAGCCTTCGGAGTAAATATGGCCTGCGCCATGAAGTTGGAGATTGGTCACTCGATTTCATTGGACAACAACTCCTAGCAGTTGCGCGCGCGGCATTAATCTCCGCCGAGCATAGAGAATACCCTATCGATCTAGAGACTCACCTCAATGAGCAAAAGGGAGAGTCCATCGCATACAGCTTTCAGCAGCTATGCAATTGGTTGAACTTGAATCTAAATCATTTCGAGGAGAAGTTGCTTTTAGCGGAATGGGCAATGTATAAGAACGGGGAATATCGTCCAGATACAACCAAAACACCGGATGGCGAAACGACAACTACGGCAATACTAGCCAAGGCAATGCGTAGTGGTCGCAAGAGCGAGATGGACTAGTTCCCGTGGGATAACAATTCACTCTAGGCGTGGTAGCTTAAGCGTCAGGATTGTTGGGATTTCGATTTTTTGTTTTGTGAGAATGCCGCTTGGAAAAAGACTTGTCGATCGTTGCTTATTTTTCTAGGCTTTAATAATCTATTGGGTTGGTTGCACGTAACGCGTTTCTTTTGGTTGATTGGAAAAATTATATATGTCGTTTAGTTTTATTATTCCGAGTAAAGATGGCGAGACCCTTATTTCTGTCGAGCCAGGAGCCTCAGTTGTTTTTGTTGGTGCTAATGGTAGCGGTAAAACCCGATTAGCAGTGAAACTTGAACAGACGATTGGACTGAATACTCATCGTATCTCGGCGCACCGTGCATTAGCTTTAAATCCTGCTGTGGTTAAGATTAGTGAGGAACTTTCACTTGCGGGCCTGCGCACCGGGCGTGCCAGCATGGACACTGGAGTCGAATATCGTCCATTGACGCGATGGAAACAAAAAGAGGCAGTCAATATATTAGATGACTTTGATTTTTTGATGCAGGCTCTTTTCGCCAATCAAACGAATATTACACAATTAACGCATTCCAAAGTACAAGCAGGAGAGCCTGGTCCTTTCGCGAAGACAAAATTTGAATATTTGCAACAAATCTGGGGTAGGTTATTGCCGGACCGTACTTTGCATATAACGGGTGACGACGTCAAAGTATCTATTCCTGGTTCGAATTTAAAGTATACTGCATCGGAAATGAGTGACGGTGAGCGCGCAATATTTTATATGATTGGCCAGGTGCTTGTCGCCGCACCGGACTCATTGCTTATATTTGATGAGCCTGAACTACATGTCCATCGATCCATTATGTCAAAATTATGGGATGAACTGGAAGCCGCACGTCAGGATTGTGCATTTGTCTTTATTACCCATGACCTAGAGTTTGCCGCCACGCGAGCTGCGAAAAAATATGTGGTGCGTGATTATGATGGGGCCTCGCGCTGGACCATCGACTTAGTTCCAGAGCAAACGGGCTTTACCGAAGAGCTGACCACACTCATCCTCGGCAATCGGCGTCCTGTACTTTTCGTTGAAAGTGAAGAAGAGAAATTCGATGTTGCTCTTTACCGTTGTTGCTTTCCAGATTGGACAGTCGTTCCGCGTGGTTCGTGTTCAGATGTGATTCATTCTGTGGTTACTCTGCGCCGTAACGAGGTATTTACACGGATCAAGTGTCGTGGAATTGTTGACGCAGACGGACACGATATTCTTGAGATTGAAAAAATGGCCGAGATGGGTGTCGATGTCTTAGCGGTATCAGAGATTGAGAATATCATTCTGTTGCCGACTGTAAGCCGGGCTGTAGCAGAAATTGAAGGGTATTCAGCCCACGAAATAGAAGCTAAACTTGTGCAGTTAAAAGCGGCTATATTTGCTGACGTTAAGCTGCCAGGTGCGATAGATGCCGTCGTCATGCGGCACTGCCGCCGACGTATTGATCGGATTTCAAAGAGGATTGATTTAAGCAACGCTTCTACAGTTACGGAACTTCGAGATGAGTATGCATGCCAAACAGCTGCAGTTGATATTGATTCGCTCGCATATGATGCGCGCGCGAAAATTGAACGTGCTGTAAGTATTGGTGACCTGGATACTCTGCTTGCTATTTTCGATAACAAAGGGTTGTTGGCACATGCAGCGAGGATTTTGAAGAATACTCGTAAGGATCAGTTTGAGGGCTGGCTCACACGGATGCTTCGAAATGGAACCGCTCCTCTCTTGTCTGCCGCCATCTACGAGGTAATTCCAAGAATCGTTACCCCCGAGTAGTCCTTGTTCTTTATTGCGTAAATAAGTAGCATGAATTTGTCGCTTGTAAGGAAAACCTTAGGCTATTTTTTCGATTATTGGTTGGCCATATCTGGCTTCCGGGACTCATCTTTGTTCTCTCGAATGATTTCCCGCACTTCCCCAATATGCCTCCATGCATGCAGCGCCGCCCGTTTTGCGGCCTGCTTGCTCTTGTAAGAATGCTCCAGCGTCTTGAGCGTGCCCGTGGCGCCGGCTTGCTCCTGCCCCGCCTTTTTCTTTTTCGCCGCCACGTCCTTCCACTTGGCCAGCACGCCCGTGATGCCTTCGTCCGGGTCTTTCTCGTTCTCGCGCTCGGCCTCGACCGCTTCCGTCTTCGTTTCAAACTCCACGCGGGTGGTAAAGCCGCTACCACCCAGGCTGTGCGTGACCTTGACCGATAGCCATTCGGTGGCGTCGATCTCGGGCTTGAAGCCTGTCACGGTGACGGGTGATTGCGGGAACACGGCCGGGTTGCCCAGGGCCAGGCTCATTTCAAAGGTGGCCAGGCCGCGCAAGATGCGCTGCCATTCGGCCACGGCCGCCGCGCGCGCGTCGGTTTCGTTGGCGAAGGTGGTGCGCAGGCGCTTGCTGTTGCCCGGCACGCCCGCCACCACGCTGCGGCGGCGCGCGTAGCGCTCGTCGTGCCAGAAGGCGCGCACGCCCGTGTAGGCGTCGCTTTCGGCGCTGTGGTAGCGGTGGCCATCGCCCAGGGCGCGCGTGATGGGGATGACCGGCAGCGCCTTGCCGCTGGCGGTGCGGCTCTGGTTGATGGGGATGAAGAGCAAGGTGTCGTTCTTGACGGTGGCCACCGCGTCGTATTTCCTGCCCAGCCGGCGCAGAAAGGCTGCATCGCTTTCGTGGGTCTGGTCGATGTGCTCGACGGCGGTATCGCGCAGGCGCGCCGACACGCCCGACGCCAGCTCGTTGCGAAAGGCGATGGCCTCGATGATGGCGCCCAGGGTGGTCTTGTGAAAGCTGTGTTCCTGCTGCTGCTTGAAGGTGTCGATCAGGTTGGCCGACCTGGCGCGCAGGGTGATGGTGTCGGGAGCGCCGCTGTGCTCCACCTCGTCGACCGTGAACTTTCCCATATCCACCAGACCGGACGCTTGCCAGCCCAACGCCAGGGCGATCTGCGCGCCGCGCGGCGGCAGGGCCAGTTTGCCGTCGCTGTCGTCCAGGGAAATGTCGAGCTGGTCGCTCTCGTCGCCGCGACACAGGGTCAAGGTCATATTGATTAGCCGCGGTGAAACGATGGCCGTCAAATCCTTGTCCTCGATGCTGACCTTGAAGGCGGGGATATGCTCGCTCATTTGAATTTGTCCGCCGCGCTGCCGATGGCGCCGCTGATGCTGCCGCCGATCTTGTCTTTCATCTCGCTGACCACGCCGCCGTATTTCGAGGTGATGCCGCCGACCACATTGCCCACCACGCTGCCCACGGCATTTTTGGCCGCGCCCGCGATGCTGCTGGTCATGCCGTCGATGCTGAGCATGTTTTTCAGGTCGCCGATGTCGCCCAGGCCGACCATGGCCAGCACGCCGTCGTCGTCGCGTTTAAGCGCAATCGAGAACTCGACGCGCCGCGCGCCGCCGCTGCCGTCCAGAATGCTACGACCCTCGGTCATGCTGGTGATACGGTACGAGCCGAGAATGCGGCCCGTGCCCTGGATCAGAATCCACGATTTACCTGTGTCGGCCATCATGCGCAGCGCATCGAGCGAATACAAGGAGCCGGTCAGTTCCGGCGCCACCCAGCCCGACAGGGTGATGGTGTCGTCGCCGGGCCCCACGTACTGGTGCGCGTCGCGCAGGCCCACGCGGGCCGTGCTGGCGTGCTTCCATTCCGTTTGCCGCTGCAGCTCGTGATAGGCCAGGGTCGGCAGACTGAACACGAACATTCCTAAAATCATCATCATGGTGTGCTTCTTTCTTAATCGTGGTCGCGCAGGGACGAGCGGATGCGCGCCGCCTTTTCGCGGTCGCGTTGTTCCATGGCCGCATACACGGCGCGGGCGATGGCCTGCGGATCGGAACCGGCTTGCGCCTGGATGGTGATTTCGATCTTGTCGCCCTGGATGGTCATACCGGCGCCGAACCCGCCTTGTGCCAGCGGCGCGCGCGTGTCGAATGCGCTGGCCGGCAGGGCGGTTGCCGTACCGATGGCGATGCCGGCGCCCAATTGCGTCAGGCGCTGCGCCAGGCCGGATACCTTGGCAATGGGCGCGCCCTCGCTGCGGTCCAGGCCCACGGCCAGGCCCTGCATGGTGTAGTCGCCGAGCTGGGCAAACACGCGGCTTGGGCTGTGGATGCCCAGCTTTTCCTTGAACCAGGCAATGGTGCTGGAACCGGCATTGCTGATGGCGTCCTTGACGGCGCCCATGGACCCGGTGATGCCGTTGACTAGGCCGCGCAGAATGTTGGCGCCGAAGTCGGTGAACTTGGCCGGCAGCTCGATGCCGAACCAGCCCATGACGCCCGCGAACGCCTGGTAGAACACGCCGACGGGTGACCAGTTGATAATCAGGGCAGTGATACCGGCCATGCCGCCGCTGAAGGTGGTTTGCAGTTGCGACCACAGACTGGCAATGAAGCCTGTCAGCGGCGCCAGTCCCTCGGCCATGCTATGCCGGATGTTGGCGGCAAAGTCGGTAAACTTGGCGGGCAGCGCGATGCCGAACCAGCCTAGCACGCCCGCGAAGGCGCGATAGAACAGGCCCAGCGGCGACCAGTCGGCGATCAGGCTATTGATGCCGGTAAAGCCGCCGGCAAACGCCGCCTTGACGTCTGACCACAGGCCGCCAAAGAAAGCCTTGATCGGCTCCCAGTATTTGTAGATCAGGAAGGCGGCGCCGGCAATGACCGTGATGGCGATGCCAATCGGGTTCATCAGAAGGGCGCGGCCCAGCCACAACACGGCGCGGCCCGCCCAAATGAAGGCGCCGCCCAGGCCGCGCAGGATCGGCGTGAGCACGCCGCCCGTCACGCCCATTTTGGCAAACATGACATGCAGCATGGCATACGGGCCGATCATGGCGGCAATACCCAGCATCAGCGGCCCAAGCACCAGCAGCAGGCCAGCCAGCACGGCAAAGCCGGCGATCATGACCTTGGCCACGGTAGGGTTGCGTTCCATGAAGGCATTCAGGCGTGTAATGGCGTTGATCGCCATTTCCAGTCCCTGCGCATACAGCGGCAGGATTTTCTCGCCCATGGTGAGTTTCAAGTTGGCCAGCCTGGCTGTCGCTTCCAGTTCGGCGCCGCCGGCCTGCTGCTTGCCCAGGTCATAAATCTGCTCGATGTCGTACGCGCCTGCGTTCAGCTTGGCATTCTTGTGCATCTGGATGCGCTGCCGGAACATATCGAGAAACTGATTGCCGGCCGTGCGGTTTGAAAACAGGCTACCGATGGTGTCCTCAATTTCTTTAGGATCCGTGATGCCCTTCTTTTCCAGTTGTGGCAACAGCACCTGCTCCAGCCACTCAAATTGGCTGCGTCGGAAAATGTCACTGCCCAGCAAGGCACCTGGGCCCAGGGTGGCACTCTGCGCAACTTTGTCGTGCTTGACCTGACGACGATCTTTAATCAGCCCCAGTCTTTCCATGTTGCTGACGGCGCGCTTGGTGGTGCGCCCCTGGTACAGGTTCGAATAGCCGGACATCAGGGCAGTGCCGGCGCGGTGGCCGCCGACTTCCTGCACCAGCGGTTCCATCTGGTAATAGAACTGCTTGTCGTCCATGATCTTGGCGGCAATGCCGCCCGTCTTGATGAAGTTCAGCCATTCCGTCGGCCCCACGCGCCCGCCGGTCGCGGTGATGACCTTTTGCATCATATTGGCCTGGTCGTGGAATTTCTCCGAACTGGCCGTGCCGCCGCGCTGCTCGATGACTTTCAGCAGGTCCATAAAGATGCGCTCGTTCTCTTCGCCCGACTCGGCGCCGAAGAACGCCTTGTTGGCAAATTTCATCTTGGCCAGGGTGGGCGCGACCATTTCCGCATGGTGCAGATCGCCAAAGATCGACATCGCGTCGCGCACCAGTTCCAGGTTTTCGTTCTGGCTGGTGCCGTAGGTTTTCATGTTCTGGGCGAACTGGATTGCCTGCTGGCTGGTTTTATGCCCCAGGCCCAAGGCATTCACGCGGGCCTTTTCCAGCTGGTAATGCTTCGCCTCATTCAGCCCCTTGGCGATGGGCATGGCCATGACCGCGCCGGCCGCTGTCGCGCCAGCGCCGGCCGTGGCAATGCTGCCCGCCTTGCTGCGCAGCTTGTCGGCGTGCTGGGTGGCGTTGGTGACGCGCTGCTGCTTGGCGGCTGACGCGGCCAGGCGCTTTTGTTGCGAGGCAAGCTCAACGTTCGTCAACTGGATGCTGTTTTTGAGCCATTCCTGGGCCTTGCCCAACTGGCGCGTGTCGATGCCGGCGTCTTTCAGGCTGGTGCGCAGGACGCGGAATTGCTGGCTCTGCTCTCGGCTTTTCAGCGTCAAGGCCTGCGTGACTTTGACTGCCGCGTTAAAGTCGCGCGTCATGGCGCGCGTGGGCGTCTCGGTTTGCTTCATTTTCGCGGCCAGCGCGTTAAGCGCATCTTGCGCTTTTTTGAGGTCGGCTCGCGTTGTGCCGATACCGCTATGCAGTTCGCGGAATTTTCCCAGGTTTCTTTGCTGGGCGTTCAGCTCGCGCAAGCGGTCGCTGGTCGCCTTCAAGGCCTTGGCCGTGTCGCTGGAGCCGCCCATGATCTTTTTCAGCGGGCCGGTGATCTTGTCCAGCGCTGCAAATACCACCTGTAACTTCAAATCCCGACCAGCCATTTATTCCGCTCCGCTTCGCTGCCGGGCGCGTTCGCGCCAGGCCATCAGTTCATCAATCGTAAAATCGTCCATCGCTGCCGGCGTCCAGTGAAAGACGCCGGCAATGTCGGCCATGGCGTCTTCTACTTCGTCGGGGATACCGAAAGGCGATCGGCTTTGCTCGCCAAAAAACCGGCAACCTCGGCGCCCACGGCCAGCAGGTCGGCCGGGTCCATGTTGGCGATGTCGTGCGCGGTCAAGGTCGGCTCGGTGATGCGCGGCAGTACGATCTGCAGGGCCGACACGTTCAGGTTGGCCAGTTCGATCAGGGAAATGCCGCGCAGGGCGCCCGCCTTGGGTTTACGCACGGTCAGCGAGGTGATGAAGCTGTCGCCGCGTTTGATCGGCTCGTCCAGCTCGATGACGGCTTGGTTTTGGGTATCGTTGTGCATGGTGTTGTCCTGGTAGGGTGGGGGTGAATTAAATGAAATTACAGGCCGATGGCCTTGCGGATGGCGGCATTAGTGTCGCCGCCGCCAAAGTTCTCGGTGCCGCTCATGAAGTCCAGTTCGATGACGGTGGCGCCGTCGATCAGCAGCTTGTAATAGCTGCAAGCCATCGTGTATTTGTGGGTGGTGTCGTCGCCCATCTTGGCGCCGCCCATATCGATTTCCTTGTAACGGCCGCGCACGACGACCTCGACGGCGGCGACGGTGCCGTCATCGTCTTCCTGGTAGGCGCCGGCAAAGCGCAGTTGCACGGCGCCGTGCGTGTGCGCGCCGTATTGCTTCAGGGCTTCGGCGATCAGGCCGCCGCCGCTCCATTCCAGCGACAGCGCCTCGTTGCCGAAGTCGACGGACACGGGGCCGCTCATGCCGCCGGCGCGGTACTCTTCCATCTTGCGGCTGAGTTTCGGCAAGGTGACTTCGGGCACCATGCCCATGAAGGACACGCCGTTCTGGAACAGGTTGAAGTTTTTCAGTTTGCGGGGCAGGCCCATAATTTCTCCAGTATTTCAATGCGCCCGCGCTGGCGCGGGCAGGGTGGGGATGGTGACGCCTGTACGACTACGCGGCGATGCGCGAGGCGAAGTCGGCCAGGTAGCGGTCGGTGATGCGCTGCTGGAATTTCAGGTTTTCCAGCGGCGGCACGGGCGTGTAGTCGTAGTCGATGGCCAGCTTGCCGTCTTTCAGCGCCGTCTTGTCGTTGTATTGCTCGTCATACCAGGCGTGGCCGTCGATGATGTAGCCCTGCAATTTCAGGTCGCGGAACTTGGCGTTGATGCTTTCCAGCAGGTCGCGTACCAGGGACGGATGCAAGGGCAGATCGACAAAGGAAAAATGCGCCTCGGCGATGGTGTCGGCCAGCACCTGGGCCGTGCGCGTGTAGCTTTCGAAATAGAAGAAGCCGCCCGGCGCCTCGCAGGTGCGCGAACCCCAGAAGCGGTAGCCGCCCATGTTAATCAGGGTGGTCACTTCCTTGGCGTTGAGCACGCCGGCATCGGTGGCCGGGTCTTGCAGGTCGAAAAACACATCCTTGGTAATGCCGGTCGGGCCATTGACGACGACATTCGACAAAGTCTTGTGCCAGCCTGTTTCCTCGTCAATCTTGGCGCGCAGGCCCATGGCATAGGCCACGGCGGAAATGCTGGCCTCTTCGTCGGTGGCGGTATTCCAGTTGACGAAGTCGGGCCAGATGACCATCACTTCGCGCTGACCGAACTGGCCACGATAGGTGGTGGCCGCCGTGACGGTGGCGCAGCCATAGGCGGACGCATACACGAAGGCGCGCAGGCGCTGTGCCACGCTGGCCAGGGCATTGGTGACGGCCTGGGTGTCCAGCCCCGGCGCGCCCAGGATGCGCGGTTTCACGCCGAGTTTACTTTGCGCGGCCAGCAGCGCCTGGGCGCCCAGGTACTTGCCATCGGGCGATACGCCGCCCACGGCGTTGCTGGTGGTTTCCGCCTCCGTTTCACCTTCGGCCACGCGCACCACGACCGTCAGCGGCTTGGTCTGCGCGGCGATGGCCGCCAGGCTGCGGTACAGGGTGCCGGTCTTGCCGGCCTTGCCCATGGCGGCCAGCACGTTGGTGACGAGCACGGGCGTGTCGAGCGGGAAGGCGGCCGGGTCGGCATCGTCGGCCGTGGCGATCAGGCCCAGCACGGCGGTCGATACGGTACGGATCGGGCGCGAACCCTCGTTGATTTCAATGACGCGCACGCCATGGTGGTAGTCGGTGGCCATAGGGCTCTCCTGGTGAGTGGTGAATGGGGCGTTACTGGGTGCTGGCGGCCGGTGCCAGCGCCATGCCGGCGGCATCATCGAAGGCGCGCCGCGCCTCGCCGGACAGGGTGGCGGCGATGCGCGCGTATTCGGCATTGACGGCCGCTTGCAGCGCCTCGATGTCCTGCGCGGCGGCAACCGTCGGGCAGGTGGTGATGTCGAGCAGCCAGGTGCGTGCGGCCGCGATGGCTTGCACGGTATCGGCGTCGCCATCGGCCATGGCGGCAAAGCCGATGCCGGCCAGGCGGTTCAGGATGGCGTCGCGCGTCGTCCGGGCCGCATCAAGGTGGGCGCTGGCGATATCGCGGAACGCGATGGCGGGCGCCTTGGTGATTTTCAGCTTGCCTTTGACAAAATCAAAGGTGGCGCCCACGGGGCGCGCCATCGCGGCGTGGAAATTGCTCAACGGGACTTCCATCACGTCGTCGGGCACGCCGTTCGGGTAGTCGATATCGAATGGATAAAACGTTTTTGCGGAAGGGGAGTAACGGGTGGTCATAGGTTTCCTTAGCGTCCGATGGCGATCCATGGGGTGGCTGTGCTTGGGCTGCTGGATGCCCCCACAAAGCCGATGGGCGATTGGCTCTTCCACCAGGCCGAGACTGGCGATGTGCCGGGACTGGAAGCACCGACGAGCACCATGTGCAGCGTCGTAAAGGCGATGGTGAAGCTGACCGCGACATCCGCGCCAGGCGTGGCCGGGGAAATGAACGTTCCCCATTGCAAAATGAGGCCACTCGGCAGTTTCTGATAGCCCGACGCGCCAGTGCTGGCGCCAAATGACGCGGAGGCCGAGAGGGTGCCCGTGCCGATGGCCGCCCATTCATTGGCGCCGATGACAACAAATGTCAACGAGTCGCCCCCAGCTACTTTGACGTTTGCGGTGACGCCGCCGTTGATCTGAATGGTATTGGCACCTTGCGCGGCGCATGTCACCGGCATGGAGGCGATCCCGCCCTGGTTGGAATAGGTGATGCTGGACCCCGTGGGCAGGCCGGCGACGGACGGGAGGTTTAATGTAAAGCCGCCCGTGCCAAAGGTATAGACGAAGCCGCCCACCTGTTCGGCGGTGAGCGTCGCGGCTGCGGAAAAGCCGAACGATGCCGAATGCGTGATGCCGCTGCGTTTCAGCGCTTCGGTTGTGGCGATTCTGGTGCTGACGTCAAAGCGCGCAGGTGTCGGCGCAACGTTATTGAAATAATTGGCAAAGTCGGCATTGCGCCACAGCTCGGCGGTCGAGTCGATGACTTGCCAAACTTTTACCCCGGTCGCCATGAGGGTGAGAAATTGCCCTGGCTTGATCGTGATGCTCTGCACATTGCCGACATCAAATCCAATGTTTACGCCTGGCGCGGCAAGAATGGTGCCGCTATTGAAAAGTCCGAAGAACTTGACGCACTTGCCGGAATTGTGGGGAATGCCCAGCGATACCGGGTCGGGAATGGTGATGGCCTTGTCCGCATAAGGGAAGTACAGGGCGCAACCGATATCCTCGGCGGTGAGCGTGCGACTTTCAATGACGTCGTTATACCGCACCATGTTTCCTTGCGCGCGCTGCACATAATCGGTGTTAGCCAGCTTGCTCGACGCGTCAAACTTTGGTGGCGTCGCCACCTCCTTCATGCTGTATTGCGGATGCGGATCAGCCGCCGCTGCGTGCTTGGCCAGTTGCTGGTCGCCATAGGTGCGCGCGCTGGTGTCTTGCTGATCGACATAGGCGACCTTGGCCAGCAGCGGGTGCGGATCGGCCGCAGCCTGGTGCTTGGCAAGTTGCTGGTCGCCATAGGCGCGCGCGCTGGAGTCCTGCTGATCGACGTAGACGACCTTGGCCAGGAGCGGGTGCGGATCGGCCGCAGCCTGGTGCTTGGCCAGTTGCTGGTCGCCATAGGCGCGTGCGCTGGAGTCCTGCTGATCGACATAGGCGACCTTCGCCAGAAGCGGATGCGGATCGGCGGCGGCCAGGTGCTTGGCCAGTTGCGCGTCGCTGTAGGCGCGCACGGTAATGTCCTGGTCATCGACATATTTACGGGTGGCCAGGATGACGGACGGGTCGATTTTCAGCTCGATGGCGGCCGTGCTGGCGACGATCAGGACGATGCGCACCACTTGCGTGCGCCCGCTACCTTCAAGCATCAGGGGCTTGTAGCTGGGTGGGCAATTGGCCACCGCGCACAGGTCGCCGGCCTCGTCGTAGATGCCGATTTCGCGTATCCACCAGCCGCCCACGTCCTCGGGCAAGACTTGCTCGACGATGATCTGGCTGGGGTTGGCCGGGTCGATGCTCAGCTGGTTCAAGCCGGCGCGGCGCACCTCGCGCACCAGCGCCTTTTGCGTGCGTACGGGCGTCGGTAGAGTGCCGTTACCGTCGCCCACGGCCATGTTTTTCAGTTTCAGGGTGTGACCCAGGGCGATGGCGTTGGCCAGCTTGGCCTCGCCCACTTCGGTCAGGATGGCAAAGTATGTGCTCATGGATAGATGGTCAGGGTGTCGATGGTATGGGATGCGCCGGCCTGCAAGAGCGTGCCGCGCACTTCGATGGTTTCCGCGATCCAGGGATACACGGTCATGCTGTCGCCGTGGTAGGCGCAGGCGCCCGCGTAGACGTTGCCGCGACTTTCCAGATAAATGGCCAGGCCCGTCATGTGGCGGCTGACGGGCTTGGCGTCGGCGATCAGGCGTTCCATTTCCTGGAACATGGCGTCGGTGATACCCGTGTCCAGTACGCCCACGTCGAGACGGAACGTGCCCGGCACGCCCGGCGGCGTGGTCTGCCACCATTCGGTAATACGGATCAAATAGCCCAGGGACTCCACCACGCGGCGCACGGCGGCAATCGTGCCCTTGTGCTTGTGGATGAAATAGGACGCCTTGATCGTGCCGCGCTTGGTCGATTCGGGCCAGGCGTCGTCCCAGCGGTCAACGGAACAGGCCCAGGCCAGAAACGGCAGCAGATTGACGGGGCAGCGGTCGGCGCTCCACAGGTCGCGCAGTGGCACGGGCACGTTGACCAGCTCGGCGCAGGCCACGGCAATGGCGCGCTCGAGCGCGGTGGTATTGGGCGGCAGGGTGGGCACGAGCTTACTCATCGCGTACCACGACATTCAGTTTGATGGCCGTGCAGCGCGCGGCCTGGGTGGCGTTCAGTTCGATATCCGCCGCCGGGCTGGTCAAGACGACCTTGCGCACGCCTTCGACGTGCACGGCGGCGCTGCAGGCGGAACGGTAGATACTGTGGCCCAGCGGGCGGCGCGGCTGCGACACGCGCACGGCATTGGCGCGCGCGGCGTCCAGCAGAATCGGCACTTCCGGGCCGACGCCAATAAACAAGGTGGCTTCGATCTGGTAATCGATGACCTGGGCCGCTTGCACCGTCAGGCGGTCGCCCAGGGGGCGCACGTCCTCGGCGTTGAGCGCGCGCGCCACGGTGGCCAAGAGGTCCGCGCCGGCAATGCCGGTATCGTTGTTGGCCAGCACCGTGACGGTGACGCTGGCCGGCGCGGGGCTGGTGGCGCTCGCGTCCTTGACGCGGCCGTCGCTGCTGCGGGCGTGGAATTCATACGACGCTTTCGGGCCGGCCACGGACAGGCCGTCCGGCGCTTCCTGGATGCGCAGGCGATAGGCGTCGTTATCTTCCATGACGGCGGCCACGGGCGGCAGGGCGTTCGGATTGGCCGGCGTGATGACCAGGCGCGCCACGTTGACGTTGGCGCCCAGCTGGTCCAGGTCGCCATCGAGGGCAAACGCCAGCATGACGGCCTTGCCCGCTTCGTTGACGCGGTTGCGCAGGATGGTTTCTTGATAGCTGTTCTCTTCCAGCAGCTTGGTGGCCGGTTCCGACTCCAGGGCCAACAGGGCCGTGACGGCCGCGCGCTCGGCTTCCGGCAGCAGGCTGACCAGGTGGGCTTTGCGTGTGGCAAGGATGGCTTCGAAGTCCAGCACCTCGACCACGCTGGGCGCCGGCAATTGGGTCAGGTCGATAGGCGTGCTCATACGACGCCGCCTTGCTTGACGGGCACGGCCATCGTGATGGCTTGGCCATTCGCCGTGCCATCGAGCAGCAGCGCGATGGCGCCGTCCGTGTCGCGCGTGAGTTGCACGCTGGACAGTTGCAAACGCGGCTCCCAGCGGCGCAGGGCAAAGGCGGTGGCGGCGTAGATGCGCAACTGCGTGGCGCTGTTCAGGGGCTGGTCGATCAGTTCGGGCACCTCGGAGCCATAGCGGCGGCGCCGGATGCGCGAACCCGTCGGCGTGGTCAAAATGTCGGTCACTGACTGGCGCAGGTGGCCCAGGCCCGTCAGGCTGCGCCCGGTGGCGGCGTGCATGCCCATCATGCTTGTGGCCCGCCCGACTGGTCGCCGCCGGCTTTGACGCCGCCGTGCGGGTGCTTGGCCAGGCTGATGGCGCCGGCCAGCACGTCCTCGCTGGCCTTGATCGTGCCTTGCACGGCCATGGCCACGTCGCCAGCGGCGCCGGCCTTGGCGATCACGCCGCCGTTCAGGGCGGTGGCGCCGTTGACGGTGGTGCTTTGCATGACGATCAGGTTTTTCATGACGGTCAAATCGCCCGTGCAGATGGTGCTGGGTGCGTCGGACGTCACCTTGTCGGCGGTGATGATGGCGGTGCCGCCGGGGAGTACTGCCGTCAGGGCATGGGCCGCATGGTCGTACTGCACCACGGCGCCGTCGGGGTAGTGCGTGGTGTGGATGCTGTCGCTCGATTCGGGCGCGTCAAACGCCTGCGAATACAGCGCTGGCAGGATAATGCCGCGCGTCAGGTCGCCGCCCGGGGAAAAGACGATGACCTGTTCGCCGATGGTGGGCGCCGACCAGGTGCGCGTGCTGCCGGCGCGTCGGGTGGCCCATTTCAGCCATTCGGTGGTGAGGTTAGGGCCGAGCTGGACGCGCGCCTTGGCCCCGTTGACCTCGGCGATGGTGCCCAGGCGGATCAGGTTTTGTAGCAAGCGGAGGAGGTCGGACAGGTCGGCGTTCATGCAGTGCATGTTGCCGAAGTCCGCGTGCGGATGCACGCGGGGGCGGGTTGATAAGCGGAATAATGACTATGAAGTGATCCACCTAGGCCGTGACGGCGTTCTGGCCTGGGGATCGAATCTTCCTCGTTATATGAGGAGGCCCATAGTTGCGCCCATCGTTCAGCAGGGGAACCCCTTGCTGCACTAACTCCTCTATCAATTCTCGTTCTATTAAGTCTGCTTGCGAAGTACAAACCTCAGAAACTATAAACATTTTTGGCAGCCTATTTTGTTCCAATAGTTCAGCAATCCAGTCAGTCAGCCCATATCCGCGTTCTCCAGACAATATTTTCCGACCTTTACGTGCGAGTTTTTTTGACATAGACACATGCCAGACAAAGCGGGCTCCAGGTGAATTGCTTCGCCCAACGTATCGAATCACGTTGTCCTCTGCCATCATTACATAAATGACCTCTTTTCCGTTTGCACATGGGGGTGTGACCTCTAGCATTGTATTTTTCATTTCTAGATTTGTTGCCTCTGGGTAAGATCGAGGGAATATTACGCAACTTTGAAAAATATGACAATTTTTGCTTGGCCGTCTTTGTCCCAGCGCAATTTAAATCGAGTCAATATGGCGCAGCAGCGATTCGCGTATTAACGTACGATCCGGTTCACTCAAGCCCAGCAGCGGCCGCTCCGGGTACTTGTACAGGGGGCCTTTTTTCGACAAGCGGTCTTGCTGGCCAAACTGATGCACATGCGCCACGCGCGCCACCCAGCCAAAGAAGCCGACGTCGATCTGGTCGCCGGTCGCTTTCACTTTCAGGTGTTTGGTGGTGCGCATCTTGGCAAACATCGCCGCCTTCTGCCGCTTGATCCGTCCATTCTTCCCCTTCAATTCCTTGCGCCGCTTACGCGCCGGATACGCGGTGCCGTCCGGCCCCTGCTGCGCCTTGATGCGCTGCGCCTGACTGCGGCGCAGGTCGATGGCGACCTTGTGATTGATGGCGCGGCGCTGGGCGGGCTGCAGCTTGGCCAGCAGGGCACCGGCCCAGGCTTCCAGCGCGTGCAGGTCGTCGCTCATGGCGTAGTCTCGGGCGTGCGCCATTCTGCCAGCAGCTTCTCGCCGTCATACAGCTTCCAGAACTCGTCCGCGTAGGCCGGCATGTGCTGTATTTCGGCCAGGTGCTTGATGTCCAGGCGGCCCGCCTCGCTGGTCTTGACGGCCACGCGCTCGGTCAGTTCCAGCTTGATCGAAATATCGACGGTTTCATGGTTGTTGAAGTCCACTTCGAAGGCGATGCCATGCTTTCGGGTTTCCTCGTTGGCCATCAGGTCGAGCTGGTGGACTTTCAGCCAGGCGATCAGGGCCACCATGATGGCGTCAGCGTCGCCCGCGTAGTCGGTCACGATCAGGTTGAGCTTGAAGCGGTACTCGAAGGACAGCGAGGCGGTGGCACTGGCCACCACATTACCCTCGTCGGCGAAGACCAGCAGGCGGTCGGGATCGCGCTGCAGGTCGGGGATGGCAGCGGCCAGGTGCTGGCGCAGGCTATTCGGTTTGTACATGGTAGGTGTCTCGCACGAGGTTGTAGGCATCGATGCAGGCGTTTAGTTGGCGGGTGGCGTCGTCACCGTCGCCGGCAATGGCGTCAAGAGCTGCCGCAGTCGCCGGCTCAAGTTCGGCGCGCGTTTGGTGCCGATGGCCTGCGGCAGCGGCGGGATCTGCAGTGGCGGCGCACTGGCTGCCGGCGACGGGGATTGACAGGCGCACAGCGCCGCTGCGCACGTCATCGTTAAAACGGTCACGCTCAGTTTTCGCATGGGATTGCTCCTCGTTGAGGTGGTCGGCGCGCTGTGCCAGGGCGGCGCCGGCCGCGCGCTCCAGGGTCAGCACGCGGGCGGTGGCCTGGGCCAATGCGGTGGCGGCGGTGGATGTTTGGATAGCGGCCGCCCGCCGCAGTTCGGCGATGCTGGCGTCCTTGCGCCAGCCCTGCGCCGTCCAGCCCGCGATGGCGCCGCACAGGAGAGCGACGGCCAGCGGGCGCCAGGTAGCCGCGGTCACATGGCCACCCGTTCCTTGATCCAGCCGAACAGAAAACGGCGCTGGATCTTGTTTGCCTCGGTGATTTCCAGATAACGCGCCGCCTGCAGCCCGTTCAAGGCGCGCAGCAGCACGGCGGCGCCGTTCTGGCCGCGCCATGTCAGGAAGGATGCCAGCGCGCCCAGCGACTGCGTGCCCAGGCGGCCGTCGACAAACAGGGCGGGATAGCGCGCGCCGGTGTCATTGAAACCGTTCAGCCAGCGCTGCAGGAACTCGGCCGCGCGGTGCGGGCCCATGTTCACGCCCGTGTCGATCAGTTCGGCCCCGATGCCGGCATGCAGGGCCAGCACCTGGTCGAACTTCGGTTCCGTGATGTAGCGGGCCGTGTAGATGGCGCGCGCCACCGTTACGGGCAGGTCGCGCATCGGCCCCGTGTAGCCGTTGGCGCGCGCCACCGCTACGGTGATGCCGTAATTGGTTTCGCCGCCCTTGTCTTGCGGGTCGTTCACATAGCCGCCTTCGGCGTGCAAGATGGCGTCGATGGTGCGCGCGATCAGCGGGTTTTCCATGGTGGCCATCAATGTTCCTTCGCGTCTTTGACCAGCTCGGCGATGTCCTTGTCGCTGCGGCGCTGGAACCACAGGGCCACGGCGCGCGATACCCACCAGCCGGGCGCGCCGACGATCAAGTCGATGGCGGACGCATTGACCATGGCGCCGATGCTGGGCAACTGGGCGCACAGCAGTTGGTACACGGTGCCGCCCAGGAGGCACGAGAACACGCCCGCGCAGGCCAGGCGGGCGACGAATTCGCCCTTGTTGAATGTGCCGTCGCTGTTCAGCGGCGGCAGCACGATGTACAGCATGGCCGCGCCGACCATGCCCAGCGCCGCCTTGAAGCCGTACAGTTTGACCAGGGTGGCGAAACCACCAAACGATTCTGCAGACATTGCTTGTTTCTCCATGATGAGGATAAGTAGAGGTGTTGTTAAAAAAGTTAGTCCCATAGCTGCACAAGATCGGCAACGGCGGCCACGCTGGCGGCAGGTTCCGGCAGGGTGACGACCAGACCGGCCGGCAGCACGGCGCCGTGGCGCGCCAGCGCGGGATTCATTTCCAGGGTTTGCTCGACGTATCCCGCGCCGTCGCCCAGGTAACGCCACACCAGGGTGTCGACCGTGTCGTGCTGCTGCGTGCGCACCTGCATCAGATCAATTCCACGGTCAGGTGCGTGCGCCCGACCATATCGGCGATGGCCCATTGCGCATTGCGCCGCTGCGCGCCGGGCGCCTCGTCCAGCCATTCCATGCTTTTCTTGTCGCTGACGGACGTGGCCGTGCTGTCGTAATCGCGGTAACGCTCGATCAGATCGGCTTTGGCCGTGCTGTAGACGGCGCGCCGGTACTGCGCCAGCAGGCGCGATTCGCGGTTGATGCGCGTGGCCGGCACGTCCACCAGGGCGGCGATACCGGCAGCGGCCTGCTTGCCTTGCCAGTCGGCCAGCTCGCGGTTGACCTGCAGGATGGCATCGACCACGGCTTGCACCAGGCGCGCGTCGGTGACGGTGCCATCCAGGCGCATGGCGTCGCGCATATCTGCCAGGGCAATATCGGGAAACCAGCCGTCGTTCTCGATGATGCCAGGGGCAACCGCTGGCGGCGCAGGGGCGGTGCCTGGCTGGTTTGACGGGGGCAGGGCCATGAAGGACATACGGGGCGCTTTCAAAAGTGGGCGGTGGACGGGGTTCATCAGGTCAATATCGTTGACGATGCGTGGCCAGAATCCCCCCGTGCCGCCGTGCTGCGGGGGATGCTCTTTACGTGGAACCGGCCGCGCGCTTGAGGCGCCGTTCCAGCCGTTCCATATCTTTCTTGACGCCGCAGGACTCGGACAGGGCGCGGGCGCGCTTCAACTGGCCCATGGCCGTTTCCGCCTGCGCCAACAGCGCCGGGGCAATGTCCGTGTCGTCGGCCTGATCGAGCACGGCGATCATGGCCAGGCCGATGGCCTTGTGCAGCTTGGCGCGCGCCTGGTCGGGCGCGTCGCTGGTGGCCGTCAGCTGTTCCACCTGGCCCAGCACCTGGGCGGCGTGCTGCGGATCGCTGGCCAGCTTGCCGTGCAAGTAGCCTTCGGCAAACTCGTCCAGCATCAGGGTGGCGATGTCGCGGCTGTAAGTCTCGGGCAGGGTGAATTTGTGCGCCAGCGCGTATTCGGCCATGACCAGGGCGCGCGCGTACTCGCCAGTGTCGATGTGCCACACCAGAAGGGTGGCAAACACGTCATCCTGCGCGCCCTTGCCGCCGGCCAGCACGCCGTCGATCCACTGCGCGTAATCCGGCAGCAAGGTGGCCTTGACCTCGATCTTGCGTTCCACCGACTGGATGGATTTCAGGCGCCGCCGGTCGTCGGACAGCTTGTAGAGCATCAGATCATAGGCCGTGCCGGTGGTGACGCCCTGCGGCGCGGCGGCGCCGGCCGTGCGCTCGGCCAGCATGCGCGCGCGGTGGCGCAGGGCGGGGGATTGGTTCGCCATCACTTGTCTTTCAGCTCGATGTTTTCCACCAGCGCGGCCAGGCCCAGGTCTTCGATCACGTAGGCGTCGTTGGACGACTCGTAATTCTCGATGCGGTCGCGCTTGGGCTCGTCCACCACGCGGCGGCGGCGCGCGCCTTCCTGGAAGTAGATCGACAGATTGTCGAAACGGGTAATCAGGATCGCGTTGTCTGGGAAGAAGGGCACGCGCGCGGCCGGCAAGCCGCCGATGCGTTTCTGGCTGATGATGATGTCGGCCGCCAGGGTTTCCGTGGGCGCCTGCTTGGTGTTGACCAATGGAAAATACTTGTCGTTCAACAGCTTGCGCCCGACGATGGCCACCAGGTTGGTGTCTTCCTGATACCACGGGTCCAGCAGGTTGACGGCATCGGTGACGGCCGCGTCGAGGTTGGCATAGTCGGCGCCGTCCACGTCGCCGATGATGACCTTGCCCGGCATGCCGTTGGCGACCAGGCCCAGCACGCGCTCGGGCGCCAGCTCGCGCAGGTGCTGCAGCCAGCCCTTGTTCACGTCCTGCAGCAGCGGGTTGGCGTCCAGATCGGTATCAGCCATGGCCTTGACGCCATTGAAGCCGATGACGATGCGGTCCAATGCCTGGCGCGTCAGGATGGCATTGGCCACGCGCGACTGGAAGTCGGCGAACTTGGCCCAGGCGTCCAGCTTGGCATAGTTCAAATGCGTGTCGAAGTTGGTTTGCTCGCAGCGGTACTTGGTGCCGTCCAGGGTGGACAGGTCGCGCGTCTTGCGTTCCTTGTCCTTGGTGTTGGTGCGGCCGGCAATCGGGCCGGACACGCCCAGGCCCAGCTTTTCGCCTTCCTGCTCGGTCACGCCGATGATGTTTACTTTTGAGAGGAACTCGCTCGATTCCTGCATCTTCGTTTCCAGCTTTTGCTGCACGCTGGGCGTGACGCTGAAGGTCTTGGCCACGTTGTCCGTATCGTTCAGTTGGCCCAGGCGGGTTTCGTATTGGCCAAAGACCTGGCGCGTTTGCTTTTTCATAAATCAGTGCTCCGTTGTTGAATGGGGTAGGTGGATAGCGCGGGCGCTTAAAACTCGGTCTGTACGGCGCCGTCGTTGCCAGTGGCGGCCGGGCGGCGCGGGCCGTTGCCGGGCGCTTCGTCCATCTGCGCCTTGAAGGTTGCCAGCTCGTCCTGCGTGGCCTTCAAGGCCGTTTCGGTTTTCTCCAGGCGGGTCATGGCGTCCGCGTAGTTGTCGTTGGCGGTGACGACATGGCCGGCCAGCGCTTCCACGGCTTCGCTGATGTCGGCGAACCGCGCGGCGTCGGTGCCGGATTTGTTGGAGAAGCGCGACAGCAGGTTTTTCACGGCATCGGCCAGCTTGGTGCTCTGCGGCTCGTCAAATTCCAGCGTCACCTCGACGGCGGACGTGAACAGGTTGGCGCTTTGCTGCTTGCGGCCGGCGGAGAATTTCAGCGCCTCGGTGCCCAGGCTGGCGGGGCTGTCGGTGACGCCCAGGCCGACCAGATAGGGCTGCGCCGAGTCGGCAAAGTCCGGTTGGATTTCCAGGCTGGTGTACAGCTTTTGTTTCGCCTTGTTGATGGCCACCAGTTCGGGCGTGGGTTCGATCTGCGCGAACAGGGCCAGTTTCTTGCCGCTGTCGGTGTCCACTTCTTCGGCTTTCACGGCGATCACGTCGCCATAAGCTTTGAACTGGCTGTCGGGCAGGATGCCGCGAATGTGTTCGAGCCAGATGCGCGCGCCATAGGTTTTCGGGTTGTAGGTGGCGGCGATCTGCTCGATGGTGGCGCGGTCGATGTTGCGGCCGTCCGTGGTGGCGCCTTCGGTGGCGACGCGGAAGAATTGGGATTTAGGCATGGTGGCGTGTCTCGGTTGATCGGATAACGCCATGGTCAACGTCTTGGCGCTGCGATTCAATGCGCTGCGGGTTGCTATGGGCCATAGCGACTTTTGCCTTTCCCCGCTCCGCGCGCGCGCGGCCTACGCTGGCGGCATGCTGACAATCGAGAAAACAAGCGAACAAACCGTCGATGGAATCATCGGTGAATTGGCCGTGCCCGAATCCGAGCCGCGCCGTGCCGCGCGCGCCCTGTACTGGAAGGGCTGGCGTATTTCGTCTATCGCCCGACACCTGGGGATCAAGCGCAGCACCATCAATAGCTGGAAAGAGCGCGACGAGTGGGACAAGGCGCAGGCCATCGAGCACGTCGAGGCGTCGGCCGAGCTGCGCCTGGTGAAACTGATCGAAAAAGAGGTCAAGAGCGGCAGCGACTACAAGGAAATTGATCTGCTGGCCCGCACCATCGTGCAGATGGCGCGCGTGCGCCGCTATGAGCAGCCGGGCGGCAACGAGGTCGATCTCAATCCCAAGCTGGCGAACCGCAATGCCGGCCCGAAGAAGAAGCCGACCCGCAACGACTTCAGCGAAGAACAGAAAATCCAATTGCTCGACGCCTTCCAGGATTCGCTCTTCGACTATCAAAAAGTCTGGTATCGCAACGGCGACCAGCGCACGCGCGCCATTTTGAAGTCCCGGCAGATCGGCGCCACCTGGTACTTCGCCCGCGAGGCGCTGGCCGACGCCATGGCGACGGGCCGCAACCAGATTTTCCTGTCGGCGTCGAAGTCGCAGGCCCATGTCTTCAAACAATACATCGTGCAATTCGCACGCGAGGCGGCCGGCATCGAGCTGACGGGCGACCCCATCGTGCTGCCGAACGGTGCGCACCTGTATTTCCTTGGCACCAATGCGCGCACGGCGCAGGGCTACCACGGCAATTTCTATTTCGATGAATTCTTCTGGACGCAGAACTTCCAGGAACTCAACAAGGTGGCCTCGGGCATGGCCATCCACAAGAAGTGGCGCAAGACCTATTTCTCCACGCCATCCTCGACCACGCACCAGGCCTATCCATTCTGGACGGGCGAGCTGTTCAACAAGCGCCGCGCCAAGGCGGACCAAGTCAACATCGATGTGAGCCACGGCCGCCTGTCGTCGGGCTTCACGGGCGAGGACAAAATCTGGCGCCAGATCGTCACGATCCTGGACGCCGAGCGCGGCGGCTGCAACCTGTTCGACATCGACGAGCTGCGCAACTTCGAATACAGCCCGGACCAGTTCGACAACCTGCTGATGTGCAATTTTATCGACGACTCGGCCTCGGTGTTCCCGCTGGCCGAGCTGCAGCGCTGCATGGTCGATTCCTGGGTGGAGTGGGACGACTACAAGCCCTTGCTGGGCCTGCGCCCGTTCGGCAACCGTCCCGTGTGGATCGGCTACGACCCTGCCTTGAACGGCGACAGCGCCGGCTGCGTCGTGCTGGCGCCGCCCATGACGGCCGGCGGCAAATTCCGCATCCTGGAGCGCCACCAGTGGCGCGGGCAGAGCTTCGAAGACCACGCCGACGCCATCCGCCAGATGACGCAGCGTTACAACGTCGAATACATCGGCATCGATACCACGGGCATGGGCATCGGCGTGCTGCCCATCGTGCGCGGTTTCTTCCCGGCCGTCACGCCGCTGAACTACTCGCCCGAAGTCAAAACCCGCATGGTGCTAAAAGCCAAAAACATCATCAGCAAGGGCCGGCTGGAGTTTGATGCCGGCTGGACGGACATCGCGCAGTCCTTCATGGCCATCCTCAAGACCCTGACCCCCAGCGGGCGGCACGTCACCTATATCGCCGGCCGCAGCGACGAAACCGGCCACGCCGATCTGGCGTGGGCCTGCATGCACGCCCTCGATCACGAGCCATTCGAAGGCACCACCGACAACCACCAATCTTTCATGGAGATTTATTCTTGAGAAAAGCACGACACTTGCGCGCACGCGGCCAGCAGGCCCAGCCCGCCCCAGCTTCCCCCACCACGGCGCCGGCCGCCGCCGGCATCGAGGCGTTTTCCTTCGGCGACCCCACGCCCGTGCTCGAGCATGCCGACATTCTCGACTGCTTCGAATGCTGGAAGAACGGCCACTGGTATGAGCCGCCCGTCAACCTGGCCGGCCTGGCCAAGTCCTTCAATGCCGGCGTGCACCACAGCAGCGCCATCCACTTCAAGGCCAACGTGCTGGCGTCCACCCTGATTCCCAGCAAGTACCTGTCGCGCGACGCTTTTAAACGCATGGCCCTGGACTTCCTGACGTTCGGCAATGCCTACCTGGAAGACCGGCCCAGCCGCAGCGGCAAGGCGCTGGCGTACCAGCACGCCTTGGCCAAGTACATGCGGCGCGGCGTCGATCTGGATACCTACTTTTTCGTGAACGGCTACCAGGCCGTGCACCAGTTCGACAAGGGCCGCGTCTTCCACCTGATGGAACCGGACGTGAATCAGGAGCTGTACGGCGTGCCGCAGTACCTGAGCGCGCTGCAATCGGCCTGGCTCAACGAGGCGGCGACCCTGTTCCGCCGCAAGTACTACAAGAACGGCTCGCATGCGGGCTTCGTCTTCTACATGACGGACGCGGCGGCCAACACCCAGGACGTGGACAACCTGCGCCAGGCCATGCGCGACAGTAAAGGGCCGGGCAACTTCCGCAACCTGTTCATGTACGCGCCGAACGGCAAGAAGGACGGCATCCAGATTCTGCCCGTGTCCGACGTGGCCGCCAAGGACGAGTTTTTCAACATCAAGAGCGTCACGCGCGACGACCAGCTGGCCGCGCACCGCGTGCCGCCCCAGCTGATGGGCATCCTACCGAACAATGCCGGCGGCTTCGGCGCTGTCGAGCCAGCCGCGCGCGTCTTCGCCCGTAATGAGCTGGTTCCGCTGCAGGCGCAGTTCGAAGCGATCAACGAGTGGGCGGGCGTAGAAGTGGTGCGCTTCGCCCCGTATGACCTGGCCACGGGCGGGGAGGGCGCGCAATGAGCGACCATATCGACAACACCGATAAGATCATCTTCGCCGAGGTGGCGCGCGGCCTGGCCGCCGTGCGGCGGCGCACCGCCCTGATGGCGCATGGCTGCTGCCACTACTGCGACGAGGCACTGGCGCCCGCGCTGCTGTTCTGCAACGTGGATTGCCGCGATGACTACGAGAAGGAGCAAGCGGCCAAGGCCCGCGCCGGCCGCGCAGGATGACCGACACGCCGCGATAGCTGGCAGGGCAGGGCCGCGATAGCCCAGCCGCGCCGGAGCGCCCCAGCCACCGCACAAGCCGCCCCCGAGGCGGCTTTTTCACGTCCCTGTGAATGATGTTGCACAAGAGGCAAAAAAAAGGTCCATTTCGGCCCGGCGCGCGCAGTTGTCCCCCCTCCACACCTGCCCGCTATATAGGGGTCTTTTGACTCAAATTTGCGCCATGGCCGAAGGCGCATGAGGACTGGCGCGGCGGGGCGAAGAGGGGGCATGCGATTTGACGCATTTTGACGCACTTTGAGCGCTTTTTCGTGCGGGTGGTGTGGCGACGTGGGATCGGTGTTGTTTTCGCGCTGCGCCGCGTCCTGGCGCGGCTATGGGCTATGTAGGGCGTCTCTATGCTGACGATCATTCATCTTCACGCCGACGCATCATCGCCGCGTATTGCGACCTCAAGAACTCTTGATATACTGTATGTATGTACAGTATTTTATTCAGGTGTCATAATGATTGTAAAAATGTTAAAGATGCGCCTTGCTGGCGTGGAGGTGCCCAAGCGACGGCTGCATGATCGCTACAACTCAGCACAGTCCGGCAAGTTGGAAGTCGTTGAAACGACGGACCAGGGTCTGCACCGTCTGGTAAAGCTGGCCCGCTTCACTCATGAAGGGAGCGGAAACCACGTTGAGACACTTTTCGATGTGAATTTGCTCTGGTATCGGGATGGGCGCATGGTGTTGTCAGGGTTTGAGCGCAGCAAAAAAGATATGCAATTTTGCGACTATGCGCAGTCCTGGCTGTGTTTTGTCGGGACGGAACCGCCGCCAATGCCGGAAGGCAGGTAGAATAAATTGCATGTGCGCCGACTATACCCCCAGCCGTAGCGATCAAATCGAACAGCATTTCGCTGTCCGCTCCCCCCAGTTTGACCTGCCGCCGGAAGCCTGGCCGGGATACATGGCGCCGATCATTCGCGCCTCGCACGAGGTGCCCGGTGAGCTGGAAGTCGCGCCGGCATGTTTCGGGATGGTGCCACATTGGGCCGATATGAAGCTGGCGCGCCAGACCTATAACGCCCGCACCGAAACGGTGGCGCAGAAGCCATCCTTCCGCAATGCCTGGAAGCGCAAACAGTTCTGCATTATTCCGGCGGATAATTTCTTTGAGCCTTGTTACGAGACTGGAAAGCCGGTGCGCTGGCGCATCGAGCGCGCCGATGGGATGCCGGCCGCCATCGCCGGGATCTGGGAATTCCGGCCGCAAGATTTGCTGCTGTCGTTCTCGATGCTGACGATAAATGCCGATGGCCACCCGCTCATGCAGCGTTTTCACAAGCCGGATGATGAAAAACGGATGGTGATGATCCTCGACCCGGACCAGTATCACGGCTGGCTCGATGGTTCCCTTGTGGCCGAAGAGGATTTGTTCCAGCAGTATCCTGCAGAACGCCTGCTGGCTGTAGCGGATCCACTTCCGCCGCGTGTGAAAAAATGAACACGGGCCTGATCGCGCGCGTATGGCCGCTGGATGCGGACCTTAATGTCGGCAGCAGGCCCGAGACAGTTTTCACTAGGCCATCGGGCGAACTGCTAGCCAAGGCATTGTGA